TCCGCAACGGGTGGCACTCCTGTGATGTCAACAGCCTATGTTGTCAGCAACGCTTCTGGCGTGGTTGACATCACTGATGGCGTGACAGTGACAGCAACTGACACCGACTAATCGGATCAGGTAACACGACGGGCCAACTTCTGATCACTCGGAGGTTGGCCCTTCTCACATTGAGAGGTTCACATGGCTGCTGGCGATACTGGCGTTTCAATCTGCTCTGATGCCCTGCTGATGCTGGGCGCAAAATCCATCACGTCATTCAATGACGGTACTGATGCGGCCAGTGTATGCGACCGCCTATACCCCGACATCCGCGATTCGGTGTTGACTACCTACCCCTGGACGTTCAACACAAAGAAGGTGCAGCTGGCTCAGCTGATCACCACACCCAATTCTGTCTGGCGCTACGAATACCAGCTGCCAGGTGACCGGCTTGGCACCGTGCGAGCTGCTTATGCAACGGCAGCGCAAAACGCCTACCCAAACAAAGACTGGGAAATCCAGGGCGACAAGCTGCTGACCAACCTGCCTGCTGTTTACCTGGACTACCAATACAGCGTCGGCGAGTTTGCCATGCCGCAATACTTCGTGCAGCTGCTCAAGTACATGATGTCCTGGCACTTGGCCATGCCGATCACAGAACAAAGCGACCGTGCCCAATACTGGCAAGGCGTTGCTGTTGGTGGCCCAGTTGAAAATGGCCGTGGTGGCTACATGCGCACTGCAATGAACATCGATGGCCAGGGCACACCGACCCGCGTCATTGAAGACTTCAGTCTTATTGCCGTGAGAAACTGATGCCACGCTTTGTTGACATTCAAACCAACTTCAGCACGGGCGAGCTTGACCCGCTGCTGCGCTCGCGCATTGACCTGGCACAGTACAACAATGCACTGGCCAAGGCCACCAATGTGGTGGTGCAGCCGCAGGGTGGCATTCGCCGCCGTCCTGGTCTGAAGCACATCGCTGAGCTGCCGAACACTGCAGCCAACGGCGTGCGCCTGGTGCCGTTTGAGTTTAGCGTTGACGACAGCTACATGCTTTGTTTTGTCAACGAACGCATGTATGTGTTCAAAGACGGCGTGCAGATCACAGCCATCAACGGTGGCGCTAATCCATATCTGACCACCACAATCACAAGCGCAATGCTTGGCCAGCTGAACTGGACACAGTCGGCTGACACCATGTTCATTGTTCACCCTGACCTGGCGCCTGTGAAGCTGGTGCGCGGTGGTTCTGATGCAAGCTGGACGATTAGCACATACACCTTTTCCAGCATTCCCAAATACGCATTCACGCTGACGGTGACCACACCTACATCTGGCCACCTGACGCCCAGCGCTGTCTCTGGCAACGTCACACTTACATCGCAGAATTCCGCATTCAGCGCGGGCAGTGTTGGTCAATACATCAACGCATACCCACAGGGCCGTGCGCGCATCATTCAATACATCACGGCAACTTCAGTGAAGGCTGTGACCGAATACCCATTCTTTGACACCAGCAACATTGCCCAGGGCAGCTGGGAGATTGAATCAGGCTATGAAGATGTGTGGAGCTCCGGCAAGGGCTGGCCACGCACAGTGACCTTCCATGAGGGCCGCCTGTACTTCGGTGGCTCTAAGTCACGCCCATCCACAATCTGGGGCAGCAAGATCGGCATCTTCGATGAGTTCATGCCTACCGAGGCATTTGATGATGATGCGGTCGAGGCAACCCTGGACACCAGCTCGCTCAACGTGATTGTGGACATGATCTCTGGCCGTGACCTGCAAGTGTTCACCACTGGCGCTGAGTTCTATGTGCCGCAGTCTGGCACTGATCCGATCACGCCGCTGACGCTAACCTTCAAGGGCGTGAGCCGCAATGGCATCAAGCCAGGCACCCGCGTGCAATCGCTGGAGTCGGGCACGGTCTACATTCAGCGCCAGGGCAAGTCGATTAACGAGTTCCTATTCTCTGACACGCAGCTGACGTATGTGACGCAGCGCATCTCATTGTTGTCTGGCCACCTGCTCAAAGCACCGACCAGGATGGCTTTGCGCCGTGCTAACAGCACAGACGAGGGCGACCTGCTTCTGATGGTCAACGACACCGACGGCACAATGGCTGCGTTCAGCATCATGCGTTCGCAGCAGATCACAGCCCCGTCTGAGTTCATCACCGATGGATCGTTCAAGGATGTCAGCGTCGATGTGACCGACATCTATGCGGTGGTCAAGCGAACATTTAGCAGCACTGACAAATACTTCGTTGAGCTGTTCAGCTTTGATCGCTTCACTGATTGCGCCTTCATTGGTGGGTCGGCAGGCGGTGTCGGGTCTGGGTTGCCTCACATTGGCAAGTCACTTAACGTGATCTGCGATGGTGTGCCGCAAGGCAACGAGACTGTCAGTGCTGGTGGTGCTGTTACGTTTGACCGCGAGTCAACTACCAGCTACGAGGTCGGCCTGCCGTTCACTGTGTATGCCAAGACCATGCCGGTGGAGATCAAGCTGCAGACCGGCACACGCATTGGCTTTAAGAAGCGGATCGTTGAGATCAATGCGCTGGTGGACACCACTCAGCACCTGGCGCTCAACCAGAACCCTGTGCCATTCCGAACATTTGACAACCCATTGTTGAACTTGCCGGAACCAACATTCACTGGCAGCAAGCGCGTCAATGGCGTGCTTGGCTACAGCCGCGAGGCAAGCGTTGAAATATCACAGAGCTTGCCGCTGAAGATGACCTTGCTTGGTCTTGAGTACAAGATCGCGGTGACTGGAGGAACATAATGTTTGAGGGACTCAATTTTTCTGGAGTTGACTACAGTCTGAGCGGTGGCTTCTCTGCACCGTCTGGCCTGGGGTTTAACACCAGCAACATCACCTATGACTTGAACAGTGGCTTCGGTTCAACTGCTTCATTGTCTGGCATTGATGCTTCTGCCTACGCATTCACTGATGCAAGTGCCTATCAAATTGGCAGCTTCGACTACAGCGTTTTTTCTGGCCTGGATACATCCAGTGGCTTTGACTGGGCCAGCATCATCAACGCGGGCAGCAAGTTCATCACGGCTGCTGGCGACGTTGCAAGCACCGCCGGCAACTATCTTGGCCCAGCATTTAATGCTTTGCAGACTGGCCTAAACTCTGCAGCGCCCTACTTGCAATTGGCAACGGCGATCACCAGCGCGGGTGCCCAAAAGACTGCGGCCATCTACCAGCAAGGTCTGTACGAAGTGCAGGCCATTGACACGCTGCGCCTGGCACAGATTCGCACCGACCAAGACCAGAAGTATGCAGCCATCCAGGCTGGCCGCAAGCTCCTGTCAGCTGAGCGCCAGGCGCTGAACTACACAATCCAGGGCAACACATTGCTGCGCGGCATGGAGCGCTCTAACGCTGCTGTGCGTGCCCGTGCTGCGGCCAACGGCATTGTGTACAACGAGGGATCAGCTGCCAGCATCCAGGCCGCCAACGTAGGCGCCACCTACCGCGATGTCGGCATGTCAGACCTCAACGCACTGACCGCTCGCATCCTGGGCTTTGAGGACGCAGGCGCAATGATCCTGGCTGCCAAAGAGCAGGCCGAGCTGACCATGAGCGCAGCCGAAGCGCAAGCCAGCCAGCTGCGTCTGGCCGGTCAATTTGCTGTGGACAGTGGCGGTTTGCTCTCTGGCGCCACATTGCTGCAAGGTGGTCTGAACTTTGCTCAGACTGTTCGCAATCCATTTACACCTTAAACCATGGCAGACCTTCCACTTCTCCAATCAGGCCGTGTTGAAGCGGCGGGCATTCCTGGCGCAGTGCTGCCAACGGTCAACGCACCACAGGTCGATTACGTCGGCTTGAAGGCTGGCGCTCAGTACCAGAACACTGTCTCGCAAACACTGGATCGATTGAGCAACCAGCTGTTTGGCATTGCCAAGACGGCGGCCACCGAGGCTGGGTTGCAATACGCAGCTGACAATCCGCTGACAGATGAGCAGCTGCAGGCGGCAAAGATGGGCGACCTGGGCGCGATGAAGTCTGGTGGCGCTCTGAACATTTTTGACCAGGCGGTGCGCAAAGCCAGATCGTTTGAGTTGGCAAGCACATTTGAACAAGAAGCACGCACGCAGATGACGACCATGCTGACTGCGGTGGAGATGGGCAAGGCCACCACAGAGCAGGTGCAGAACAAGCTGTCCACCATGATGGATGGCTTTAGCCGCAGCCTGGCACAAGTCGATCCAGAAGCCTCGCTCAAGTTCCGCGCCACGAGCGCCACCATGGGCAACACCGTGTTGGCCAAGGCAGCTGAGTTTGAGATGAAGCGCGAGAAGGCCCAGCGCCTGGCTAGGTTCGACGCTGACTTTGACAACAGCACACGCCTGCTTGAAGCCGCCGTGTCTCAGGGTTTTTGGGTAGACCCCAAGACCCAGCAAAAGCGCAGCATCGAGGAGCTGGCCGATGTGTACCGCCAGACAATCACCACCAGCGCCCTGCTGCTTGGCGATGCCACGGTGCAAAAGAGCTACAGCGACAAGTTTGAAGCTGCGCTGAAAAATGCCAAGGTCAATGCTGTGACCAAGTTCTTGCTGACTGATGATGCCTCGATGGCAGACCCAGAGGCAACGCTCAAGAACATCCAGGTTGGTAACGTCGGCAAGATGTCAGACCTGGTCAAGGGCATGCTGATGACTGACTACGGTTCAATCGAGAAGGTTTCAGCCAACTACATGGTGGCCGTCAACGCACGCAACACAGCGCTCAATCAAAAGCTCGCAGCCGACAAGCGTGCAGCTGTTGCTGAGTTTGTGCCACTGTATGAGAAGGCCATTGCAGCGCCAGAAGGCAGCGCAACACGCAGGCAGTTTGCCAACGAGATCGCAACGCTTGCAAGAAAATCACCAGACGCTGTGCCGCTGGGTGTCATCAAAGACTTGCTGGAGCCCAGCAAAGAGGGTAACTCGCTTGCTGAGTTCAACGTGCTGCGCGGCATTTACGAAGGCACGATCACCAACCCTGACCAAATCTTCAAAAACAATTCTCTCAATGGCAAACAGAAGGTTTCCGCGTTGAAGCTGCTGACCAGTGAAGACAGACGCGACCAGCGTGATCTGGACACTGGCCTAGCCAAGCTGGCTGGCATTCCAACAATGCCTGGCTCAGTGACTGTGCTTGACCCCAAGGGCACTGAGTTCCAACGCTTGCAGCAGCTGCGCGCATCGGCTCTGGCCATCCAGTCTAAGGCCATGTCTGAGAACAAGATTTTGCAGCCACGCCAGATTCTTGACGAAGTGTCCAAAGACCTGGAAGCCAGGCGCAACACAGAGCAGGCCAAGGCGGCTAAAACCGCACTGACAAATGTGTGGGAGAAAAAGGCAGGCGGCCCTATCACCCGCGACACCCTGCCAGGTCTGGAGAACAGCAAGAAGCTCAAGCCTGCTGAGATCACACAAATCAAAAAACTGCTTGACCAGGCAGAAGGGATTCAATAATGGCCTTCAGTGCAATTGAAAACAAATACCTGTCGGCTCTTACCGCAGTACAGTTCCCAACAGAACCGGTTGAGCAAGAGGTGGCAACTGCGCCAGACAAGCCAATGGCTCCTGGCCAGCGACCTGGCGACATCCTGGTTGCAGAAGTTGGTTCTAGGGGTTTACCCGACTTCGCCTACAGCGGGAACAAGCCAGCAGAGATGAAGCCCTACGACCCAACCGTGCGCGAGCGCCTGGCCAGCTTTTTGCAGGCTGGCTTTGAGGGTATGGGCGTGGATCGCTACAAAGCCCGCCAGAACGCGCAAACCCTTTTGGGCGGCCCTAGTAGCAACCTGCCGCTAAATCTTGGCCTGGCAGACGTTGTGCCCTTCCTGGGCACTGGTTTGCAGACTGAGGAAGCTGTGCGCATGGGAGGCGAGGCCGTCACGTCTGCGCAGCAGGGCAACTACGGCACAGCTGCAATGCAGGCCGGTGGGGCTGTCATCGGTATGGTGCCAGGTGTGGCCGGTACGGTCAAAGCTGCCAAGCCACTGATTCCCAAAGCAGCCGAGATGACCATTAACGCGCTGGAAAAGACCGGCATGCCTGCGCGTGGCCTGGGCATTGTCGAGTCTGGCCCCAACGTGGTCAGCACCCGGCTGCCAACAGCTGTCAAAGCCACAGAAGACCCGCTTGCCAACAACCTGGTGATTGATCTGCAGGCAGCCAAGACTGACCCAGAGGCATTCAATCACAACGTCGGGTTGGTCAAGCAATACCCCAACTTCGCATCGAAAGCACGCAACCCAGAGAAGCAGGCCGAAGACTTCATCAACGAGGTCAAAGACAATTTGCTGTTCTTGCACGACCAGGTGCCAGATGCTACGCGCCAGCGCAGCAAGCTCTGGTACGACGGTGCGCGCAACATCACAAGCAAATGGTCTAACGAATACCAGGTTCCTGATCAGGCAGTGTCTGGCGTGCTGGCCGTACTGTCGCCACAAAAAGACTGGTTCATGAACGTGAGCTTGGGCCAGCGCGTGCTGGACATCATGAGCGGCAAGCAAGCCTATAAGTGGGATGACGGCATGACAGAGATGGGCAAGGTCATCTGGTCAAAGCCCCAGTACGCACCAATGGTCGAAGCCATCAAAGGGAAAACCCTAGCCGAGATCACAGACCCTGGTCTGAAGGCTATGTGGCTGCGCACCTATGACCAGGCATACCTGCCGCGTGAACACCAGATCGTTACACCAGAAGGTGACTTCGCTGGCTTGCGCATGAACTCGGACGGCAAGACACCAACCAAGACTGGCTGGGGCTCGCTCAATGAAATCGGCAAAGCCATTGTGATTTTGGGTGACCCATCCAAGGCAAACATCAGTAACAACCTGGGCGACATGCACAAGGTTCGTAACTTCTACAACAACATCTACGCGCCCAATGACCCGTCTGGCGCTGTGACCATCGACACCCATGCGGTGGCTGCTGGCCTGCTGCGCCCATTGTCTGGCAACAGCCGTGAAGTAATGCACAATTTTGGCTCTGGTTTGCTTGGCGAAGGTGGCCCAAAGAACAGTTCGATCACTGGTGTGAAGGGCACTTATGGCCTGTATGCCGAAGCCTATCGCAGAGCAGCTCAAGATCGAGGCATCTTGCCGCGTGAGATGCAATCAATCACATGGGAAGCTGTGCGCGGGTTGTTCCCAGATACGTTCAAGACGGCAACAAATGCTGACAAGATCGACAACATTTGGCTACAATATCGAAAAGGCAAACTCTCACTAGACGAGGCACGCAATGAAGTCTTCAACGCAGCAGGCGGCATCAACGCCCCAGAGTGGGAGCGGGCCGGACTACGTCCTGGAGCTGCTCCAGAAGTTCAACCTTCCACTAACCAGGGACAACTACCTGGGACTGGCGTACCCGGAGGGACTGCCGGAGGGATGGGGAGCGGGGAACGAAGCGGAGCTGCCACAGGAGATTCGTCAAGCGTAAAGCGTGGCCGTCAGGCTCGCAATTCTGGAGCTAACTGATGGCCATTCAACCTCTTGACCAACGCCTTAACAGCATTCTGCCAACAGTTGCACCAGCTGCAGCGCCAGCAGACCCAACCAAGCTGGAACCCATGCCTGCAGAGCAGGCGCAAGTAGGCACAGAGACAACCCCTACAGATAAGCCTGGCACGCCCAGCATGGCCGAAGGCATCCAAGTTGCCGGGCCAATGGATGGCGCCATTCGCAAACTGATCACCCGCCAGGCCACCAAGGCTGAGCGCAACCTGGTGCCAGAAGCAGCCAGAGCAGCTGAAGGCACGCTGCCCGATGCAGCCAAGGCTGGCCGATACAAGCTCATCCCAGAAGCTGACCAAACGCTGACAGACACTGTTGGCGCAGCTGTCAGCCGCCGCCAGGCGCAAGGCGCTCTGATCGGCAAGCCAAGCCCAAGCACTGAAGAGATCGCTGCCGGTGTCAAAACCGAGCCGTTCAACCTGGCCCAGTATCAGAACCATGATGCCGCTGGCATTGTGGCTGGTGTGGCTGATGCGCTTGGCATCAAGACCAAGGCGGTCACATTCGATGAAATCAAGGCCAAGGCCGCAGAGTCTGGCATTGGCGAATCATTCATGACACGCCTGATCGGCAGCGATGGCAAGATGATGGCCAACGCTGTCGAGACCTACAAAGCTCTGGAGGTTTTAGAAACCAGCGCCAACGAGCTCGACAAGCTGTTCAAGCTGGTCAACTCTGGCATGGCCACCGACGCTGACAAGCTGATGCTGCGCCAGCAGGTGGCCTTCCACGGCATGATCCAAAAGGGTGTCAAGGGCATCCAAACTGAGACAGCTCGCGCCCTGGCAGTGTTCCGCATTCCCCGCGACGGCAATGCCCAGGTCATTCGCCAGGTGCTGGAAGAGTACGGCGGCGACGGCGCATTGCAAGACATGGCCCGCAGCTACTTGTCCCTGGAGTCACGCGCTGCTCAGAATGCCATGATCGAGAAGTCGATGATGTCTGGCTTGAAGGATGTCTGGTTCTCCACCTACATCAACGGCCTGCTGTCCGGCCCCGTGTCGCATGCCAAGAACATTGTGTCAAACACCATGTTTGGCCTGTACCAAATTCCCGAGCGCATGGTCGCTGCCATGTACGGCAACGTGCTGCCAACCGGCGTGCGCAGCTGGAAGTCTTTGGTGCCAGGTTCTGAGGCCGAGAAGGTCGGCATGGACGAAGCGCTCACCATGGTGCAGTCGCTGCGCAATGGCATTGTTGAGGGCATGCAGCTGGCCAGCGCTGCCTGGAAGAACAACGCCCCCAGCGACTTGATGACCAAGATCGAGATGCAGCGTGGCGGTTATGAACCCACAATCAGCTCTGGTGCGTTTGGCATCGAGCAAGACAAGTGGCTGGCCAAGGCGCTGGACTTCTACGGCACAGCTGTGACCATTCCTGGTCGCGCACTGATGACCGAAGATGAGTTCTTCAAGGGTGTGTTGTACCGCATGGAGCTCAACACCCAGATCACCCGCCGTGGCAAGACCGTCTACCGCGAAGGCGTCGAGGCTGGCCTGTCTGAGACAGACGCCATGGCCAAGGCATCGCTTGAGATTGAGGGCTTGTTCCAGAACCCACCGCGTGATCTGGATGAATCAGCCATGCTGTTTGCGCAAAAGGGCACGTTCACTGCTGAGCTGCCCCCTGCATTGAAGAACCTGCAACAGGTGTTCAACCACCCAGCGCTCAAAGTGATTGTGCCGTTCTTCAAGACACCGGCCAACATTGGCCTGCAGGTGATCGAGCGCACACCGTTTGCACCGCTGTCTTCGCAGTGGCGTGAAGAGCTGGCCAAGGGCGGCATCTACCGCGACATGGCCCTGGCCAAGGTCACGCTTGGATCAGCAGTCCTGGCCACCTACGCAGCCCTGTCTGCCGAGGGTCACATCACTGGCCGTGGCCCAGAGCGCAAGGCAGACCGCGAGGCCCTGATGCGCGACGGCTGGATGCCCTACTCCATCAAGGTTGGCGACACTTACTACAGCTACCAGGGCATGGAACCAGTCTCCGCGCTGATGGCCATCGCTGCCGATTACGCTGAGTATGCCAAGCATGAGCCCGATGCCAGCAAAGTGGAAGAGGTGTTTCTGGGCGCGACGTATGGCTTGTATGAATACCTCAAAGAGCAGCCCTATTTGCAGGGTATTGCTGACGTTGCCAAGCTGATTGGCACCAACCAGCAAGGCGCTGTTGACGGCAAAAAGATTGTCGATGGCCTGGTCAAACAGTTTGGCGGGTTTGTCATTGGCGGCTCACCAGCTGGCGTCTACAGCTCCCTGGTCGCTGGTATCTCACGTCTGTCCGACCCAACCAGGAAAGACACCCGTGCAGACCCCGAGCTACCCATGGGTGTGCGCGGGTTCGTCGAGGCGTTCAACAAGTACAAGTCGCGCCTGCCCTACTTCAACTCCGATCTGCCAGAGGCATTGAACCTGTGGGGTGACCCGGTGCTGACATCGCGTGGCAACCCCATGGAGCTGGTGCTGCCAACCCGCGTCAGCCCTGCTCAGTTCAGCCTGGTTGATGACGCCCTGGTGCGCATTGGCTCACCCGTTGGCATGCCCGACAAGAAGGTCGATGGCGTTGAGATGACGGCTGAGCAGTACAACCGGCTGCTGACAATCTACGGCAAAGAGCTGCCATCCAAGCAAGGCATCATGGATGTCATGATGTCCCCAGGGTTTACCCTGCTGTCATTGGATGACCAGCAAAAGACCGTGCAGTCGGTTCACAGCAAATACATGCAAGCAGCTCAAAGCCAACTCAAGCAAGAAGACCCTGCACTGCAGGCGCGGATCGCTGAGCTGCAAGAGCTGCGCAAGGCCAATGGCCTCTACTACAAACCTTAGAAAAACCGTACAATTTCCATTAGGAAGGATTGAGTTATGCCGATTCCAATTTCAAATGTAACCCGTCGAGTTGTATACGCAGCCAGTGGCACTGGCCCGTATGCGTTCACCTTTGAGATTTTGGCGAACACTGACATCGCCGTCTACAGGGACGACACGCTGCTGACGCTGACCACCGACTACACGGTGACCATTGCAGCAAACGGCACCGGTTCAATCACCCTAGTGGCCGCGCCTACTGGCGCCACACAGATCGCCATTGTCGGCAACCGCACGATCCAGCGCACCACAGACTTCGTGACTGGTGGCGACTTCTTTGCCAACACCGTCAACGACGAGATGGATCAGCAGACCATTTTCGCGCAGCAGAATGCCGAGGGTTTGCAGCGTGCATTGAGCGCGCCGCAGACTGACCCGACCTCCATCAACATGACGCTGCCACGCGCTGCCTTGCGCGCCAACAAAGCGCTTGGCTTTGATGCCAACGGCAACCCAGTTATTGCTGACACCCTGGGCACTAACCGTGGCAACTGGTCTGCAAGCACGCTGTACTACGTCCGAGACATCATCAAAGACACAACCAACAGCAACATCTGGCAATGTATTGTCCAGCACACATCATCTGGTGCGCAGCCTATCAGTACCAACGCTGACGTTGCCAAGTGGTTTTTGCTGGTTGACGCAGCTGCTGCCGCGACAAGCGCAACCAATGCAGCCGCATCTGCATCAGCTGCTGCCACCAGCGCATCAAACGCTTCTACGTCTGCATCAAACGCTTCCAGCTCAGCCAGCACAGCAAGCACCCAGGCAAGCAACGCTTCCACCTCTGCCAGCAATGCTGCTAGTTCTGCCAGCGCTGCATCAAGCTCAGCCAGCACGGCCAGCACTGCAGCCACCAACGCCGGCAACAGCGCAACTGCAGCTGCAACAAGTGCAACAAATGCAAGCAACAGCGCCAGCGCTGCCAGCACATCGGCCAGCAACGCAAGCAGCTCAGCATCAGCGGCCAGCACGTCGGCATCCAATGCAAGCACATCTGCGACCAACGCGGCCAACTCAGCAAGCACTGCCACCACCCAGGCGACCAACGCTTCAACCAGTGCAAGCACGGCCAGCACGCAAGCGACAAACGCTGCCAGCTCTGCCACTGCAGCAGCTGCATCAGCAACGTCTGCCGCTGCCAGCTACGACGCATTTGATGATCGCTACTTAGGCGCACTGTCTAGCAACCCAACGCTGGACAACGACGGCAATGCATTGTTGACTGGTGCGATCTACTTCAACAGCGTGGCAAACACCATGCGCGTCTACAACGGCACGGCCTGGCAAGACCAGGCTGCGTCGCCTGACACCATTGCTGAGCGCTCATTTGCCGCGACTGCTGGCCAGACCAGCTACACATTCACTGGCGGCTATCGCGTGGGCTACACCTATGTGTACGTCAACGGTGCGCTGCTTGACACTGCAGACATCACAGCAACCAACGGCACCACTATCACGTTCACGTCAGCGCTGTCGTTGAATGATGAGGTTCGCATTCTGAGCTACAAGGCCATCGGCTCTGTGGCCATTGGCGACATCTCTGGCCTGCAGACTGCGCTCGATGCGAAGGCTGGCCTAGCTGCAAACACCTTCACTGCTGACCAGACAATCTACGGCGTGACTGTAGGTCGTGGCGCTGGTGCTGTGTCTACCAATACTGCGGTAGGTGCTAGTGCTATAGCGGGTAGTAATACTGGCTCTCAAATTACCGCTGTGGGTAGTGGTGCTTTACAAACAAACACAACGGGTAATTACAATTCTGGCTTTGGTGGTAATGCTTTAAATGCCAACACAACAGGTTCAGGCAATAATGCATTTGGAGGAAGCGACACGTTAATTGGATCGGCTCTTGCAGGTAACACTACTGGCGACAAAAACAATGCTTTTGGAAATGGTGCTTTAGTATCAAACCTCTCAGGCTCATTTAATTCAGCTTTTGGTCACCAAGCTCTTAATAAAAATACCACAGCATCATGGAACACTGCTGTAGGCTATCAATCTAGTTACTCAAACACAACTGGCAACAACACTGTTTCTTTGGGTCGCATTGCTTTATATAGCAACACAACTGGTAATAACAACACATCAGTTGGTTCACAGTCTTTGTATTCCAATACAACTGCTAGTGACAATACCGCTATGGGTACTGAAGCAATGTATGCCAACACTACTGGTGCATCTAATACTGCGTTAGGCAGAAGTGCATTAACAGCCAACACCACAGCATCTAACAATGTAGCCATTGGTTACAATGCTGGTTTGGCAAATACCACAGGCGCAAGTAATGTGGCTGTAGGTGGTGATGCACTAAGAAGCAACACAACGGCAGACCAAAACACTGCTGTTGGATGGCAAACACTTTATCCAAACACAACTGGTGCTAGTAATACAGCTATAGGTTCACAAGCACTTTCAAGTAACACTACAGGCGGGAGTAATGTTGCTGTAGGAAATAATGCGCTAAATACCAACACCACAGCAAGTTACAACACCGCAGTAGGTAGGAGAGCACTTAATGACAGTACAACTGGTGACTCTAATTCAACACTTGGTTATGACGCTGGTAAAAATATAACAACAGGCTCATACAACACAATTCTTGGTGTTGCGATGGGTAGTTATGGTACAAATTTAACAACAGGAAATTTCAACACTTTAATTGGTTATTCATCTGGCGTTTCTTCTGCTAGTGTTTCTGGTGAAATGTTAATTTGCTCTGGTAGTTATGGATTTGTCGGAAAAGGTGGTAATACTGGTTTTATTTCACCTAATGGTGGTGGAATGTATAACGGGGCTAATACAACAACATGGGCAACTACATCTGACCGCAGACTGAAAAAGAACATTGTTAATAACAATACTGGTTTAGAAAAACTAACGCAAATTCAAGTCCGAAACTTTGAATATCGTTTGCCCGAAGAAGTTGATGCCGAACTCAAACCATCAGACGCAATTCAAAAAACTGGGGTTCAACTTGGCGTAATTGCTCAAGAACTTCAAGCCATTTTGCCTGAGTGCGTAAAGACAGAATCTACTGGTGTTATGTCTGTAGATGCAGATAACCTGACTTGGTACATGATAAATGCCATTAAGGAACTCAAAGCAGAATTTGACGCATACAAATTAACTCACCCATAAGGACTAATATGATTAACGAAACACTAACACCCGAACAAATTGCCAAGCACTACTCTGCCGCAATGGACTCAGTTAACCTTATCAATGGTGGCAAGCCAGAGAGCATGACTGCTGAAGATTGGGCTGACTGCCTATCACGCAACAAAGAGCATCTAGTAATTATGTTGGCTAAAGACTATTGGACAACTGAAGACCTGTCTCCGCTGCAGGCAGCTGCCGTGTAAGTACACAATCCATTAGGCCCGCTTGGGCCTTTCAGAACATCGAAAGGAGCCCAAGATGGGACGTTCTACAAACCTAACCAGAGTCGCTAGAGGCGGCATCTTGCAAGTGGTCTACCAGCAGGTGTCTGGTTCGACCGTAGCACTGACAGCGGATGGCGATGTCCTCACGGCATCGATCACGCCCACGTCTACCAGCTCCAAGATTCTCATCATGGCGCAGACCCATGGTGACCGCAGCACAGGATCATCTGCTGACTACGTCAATCAGAACATCCGACGTGCCACCACCGATCTGCTCACGTTTGGCCAGGGCATCGGTTACCTGATCGCCAATGCCCAGCGCTGGAGCGCAAGCGGCATATACCTGGACTCACCCAGCACAACCAGTGCTGTGACATACAAAATCTACAACGACGTGTTGACGGGCACTGCCACGTTTAACTACTACGTTGGTGGCACATCAATCACGTTAATGGAGATCGCAGCATGAGTGAGAACAACATGCCCTTGACAGACGCACAGATCGAGCAGATCGCAGAGAGAGCTGCAGAAGTTGCACTGAACAAAGTCTACACAGAGGTCGGCAAGAGCGTATTGAAAAAGCTGGCCTGGTTGACTGGCGCAGCTGTGATCGGCTTGGCGTTGTGGCTGACCAGTAACAACTCACTGCCAAAGGGCTGATCATGCTGGCTGCGATTGCCATCGCTGCGCTGCTAAGTGCCGTCGAGTATCGATGCGTGCGCTGGGCTTGGGCTGGTGACGTGTTCAATCGCAAAGTGTATTGCCTTGAGTGGAAGAAGGTAGAGCGCAAATGATTGACCCCATCACAGCCCTGGCGGGTATTCAATCAGCCATCAGCATGGTCAAGAAGGCAGCAGGTGTTGCCCAAGACCTTTCTTCGCTAGCCCCCATGATTGGGAAGCTATTTGATGCGAAGTCAACTGCTACCAAGGCCATGCTTCAAGCCAAACAGTCTGGCAAAGGCTCAAACATGGGAACGGCTTTGCAGATTGAAATGGCGCTGGAGCAGGCCCGTGCGTTCGAGGAAGAGCTGAAGATGCTCTTCATGCAGACCGGCAAGATCGACGTGTGGAACAAGATCAAGGCCCGACAAGCAGAGATGGACTTGGCAGATGCCAAAGAAATAAGTGCGTTAAAGAGGGCAGAGAAAAAAGCCAAAGAAAAAGAACAAGAGATGAACGAGCTGGCCATGATCATTGGCGGTGTGGCTTTCGTCTTGTTTTTGGTGGCCATCGGCATCAATGAATTGATGGACTTTTGTGCAACAACAAGACGCTGCGGTGGTCGATGAATGAATACCAAAAGACATTTGACCTATGCCTAAAGATATTCGTCTACGGGTGTGTGGCGCTATATGTCTTGGGGTTTCTCAAGTTCTTGCCAGACGATCTGTCAGACAGGATTGTCAATTTGTTGCTTGGGAAGGTTGGTCTTGGTAAATGAAATACCTGTTACTTCTTCTTCTTCTTCTGACTGGTTGTGAGGATCGCTACCGATACAAATGTCAGAACCCTGACTTCTTCCACGCGGAGGAATGCCAAAAGCCAAAGTGTCTATTCACTCAGCAGTGTCCAGAATATCTGGTCGCGCCAATTCTGGAGAAAAAAGTTGATGAAGTTAAACCTAACAACTGAAGAGATCGAGGTCAGAGTTTGGGGCTTCGTCGTCATTGCGGTCACTTGCATTCTTTGCTTCATTGTGGTGGCGCTTTTGTACTCTGTGACCTTTGTTACTCAGCCCATCAAGAGCATGGCCCCGATTGACCAGGCATACACCAAAATGCTCAACGACATTGTGTTGCTAATTGTTGGCGGCATTGGCGCGGTGATGGGCAAAAAGGCTGTGGGGTCTGCTGCCAAGGTTTTTGGTGGATCACCCCCCATGCAGCCCATGGGCCAGTGCATGGGCCAGCCCATGATGGGCGGCGGCTACAGCACAAGCTATGCACCAGCGCAGTCTGCCTATGGCCTGCCAAGCCAGCCATTTGGTGCAATGCCGGTATGGAAAAACCCAGAGCTCGATGAGTCCTGGACACCTGGCCCGCCACCGACTACACCGCCGGAGCATTTAGAAGACGATCACGAACGCGAGCATCTTGCGCTGGCGAGAACGGAGGCTGACTGATGTTACCAATACCCCTGCCCTGGCTGATCGTTGGCGTGATCATCTCTTTGTTTGGCACCTACCGCGTTGGCCACCATTACGGCTGGCTGGAGCGCGACAACGACATGAAACTGGCCATCGCCAAAAAGAATGATGAGGCTAGAAAGAAAGAGCAAGAGCTGGGCGCGAAGCTCAGTGATCAGGAATCCCAACTCAGAAAGGCCCAAGATGAAGTCAAGAAGAAGCAGTCTGCTATGCATGAGCTTGCTCGGACTGGTCGGCTGCGCCTCCCAGCCCCAAGTTGTCCACAAGCCAGTGCAAGTGCCGCCCCTGCCCCTGGAGATACACAACCCAGCCAGCCCGATGCAACCGAACTTGAGCGACAAACTATTGAAGCTCTTATCGACATCGCCGCAGAAGGAGACAAAGCAATCACCAAGCTCAACGCCTGCATCGGTGCCTACAACGAAGTGAGGAACATCATCAATGGTCAATAGCGAACAATTGACAAGGCTACATATTGGCCCGCAGTGGGTAGACCCATTGAACCAAACCTTTGAGCGCTTTGGAATCATGAGCCCAACGCAGCAGGCCAGCTTCATTGGCCAGTGCGGCCATGAATGCGGTCACTTCAAGACGCTGGAAGAGAACCTCAACTACCGGGCCGAAGCGCTGATGAAGCTGTGGCCCAAGCGCTTCCCGCTGCTGGAGATCGCAAAGCAATACGAACGCAACCCACGCAAGATTGCCAACAAGGTCTACGCCGACCGCATGGGCAACAGGGATGAGGCATCAGGGGATGGGTACCGTTTCCGGGGCAGAGGATGCATTCAGCTCACCGGCCACAGCGGTTACTACCACGCTGGCCAGGCGCTGGGTGTTGACTTTGTGATGGAGCCCGACCTGGTGGCCACGCCCCAGTTTGCTGCGCTGACCGCCGGGTGGTTCTGGAATACGCACAAGCTGAACCAGTACGCTGACAACCAGGACTACAAAATGATGACCAAGAAAATCAATGGTGGCTTCATCGGTCTTGACGACCGAATCAAGCACATCAATTTGGCGCTCACCGTTTTGCAGGCCTGATCAATTGTTTCACTGCGCAGCGCCCAGTGCGTTGATGCGCTTCTGGTAGTTGGCTGTGTGTCTGATCCGCTTCATGGTATCGATGCGGCCAATGGTTTCCTGGTTGCACTCTTTCAGCTCCTTCAGAATTGTCATGCGCTCGCGGGCTGGTCGCTTGCCTGCTTTCGCTGTCTTCTCGGCCAGCTCTTCGTAAGCATCGGCCCAGTCTTCCAGGGTGTCATGCACGCTGTAGGGCTGCTCTTTCCCTGGCACGCGCACAGCAAACCCGATGGGCTCCACCTCGCCCAGGTCATCATCCTCACCAGGCACCCGCTCGACCAAAGGCTGCAGCTCGACGTGCTCGACAACCTCGACCTGCTCTAGCACCTCTGGCTCAGCTGGCGCTTCCAACTCCACCGGCTTGGCCACCATGTCGAGGGGGTTTGCAGGGGCCTGGCGGGGCGCTGGAGCGCTTTTCTCATCGACAGGGTAGTCATGGGCCTCCTCGGCTGTGATCAAGCCTGTAAGAACGTCAGCAAAGGCATCGCGCAGGGCGAAGCCGCGAGCTCGCATCTGCATCATGCGCTTGGGGTATGCCTGCCATGGGCCTGTCTTGCCCCACAGGCCAGCTCGCTTGGCATCTTCGACAGAGAACTTGAAGATCACTGGGGTGCGGCCTTTGCGCTTGGCCACGCAGACAGCCACGGGGTTGGGTGTGCCTTCGTTCTCAAAGTATTCCTCGATGTTCTCGCACGTGGGACTGGCCTGCACCAAGGCCATGAGTGAGTCACCATACATGCTGGGCTTGCCGTTGATCACAGCAATGTTCTGCAGCGCTTGCATGGGTGCCATGCCCATTTCATAACCCCACTGCAAGCAGACCAGGACATCATTGGGTTTACCCTGATATGCCCTGGGCACCATGCTGGAGCTGGCCAGCATCTCGCTGAATTGGATGGCCTCTGTGAGGGTGGTTGGCGCGAAGCCGCGCTGGTTAGTGGTTGTGAGTTGCATTTGTTTCTTCCTCTTCGATGTACTGTTTCATGGTTGTAAAGATCAGGTCGGCCATTGCGTCAACAAACACTTCGGCTTCCTCTTCTGTTGCGTTTGTTGCGTTTAGCAGCGCAACGACAGCGCGTTCGTATGCGTGCCGGATGGCGGGGCGGTCGGGTAGGTTCATGTCAGTTGTCCTTTGCAATGAAACACAGCGAGGCAACCAGCAGGCCAGCGGTGCCACCGATCATCAGGCAGCCGATTGCAATGAGTGTGCAGATCATGGCTGCAGCTCCTTGATGGACAGCGACGACTGGCGCACGCTGTACGCTTCCTTGGCTGGAATCAAACGCTCCGATTGGGCTTTGTAGTTGCGCATGGGCCAACTGATGACGTACTGCCCCGCCCTGCCCTTCTCTGCCTGGCCCAGCTGCGCCTTGATCAGCTTCTCTGCTGTTTCGATGTGAGCCTCGGCTGCCCTGATGGCGGCCTTGTTTTCTAGGATGCCTTTGGCCAGGTCGGTGACGCTGCCTGGCAGCTCGATCTCTTCTTTGCTGGCAGCCTGTGGGTAGATGCGATCCAGCTCTTTGCTGCTGGCCGGTGGATACCAGTCGATCTCAGCGCTGCGGCGGTACTTGTCCAGCTTGTTCTCAAACAGCAGCACGGCCTTGACGATCTCTTTTTGGGTGTCGTAGTGCGGGCCGAACAGGAACACGCGCAGCTCGATGCCCTGGTACAGCACGCACACAGCGCCCCACTTGTGGCCGGTGACCAGCATCTGGCCTTGCAGCTGGATGGGGCCACGCGCCAGGTGAGGCACGTCCTCTGGCATGGTCTTGGTCAGCTTGGCTTCCAGCACGCCTGGGCCATCGAGCACAATAGAAT